GTTTCTACTACCATGGATAATTATAATGGACAAAACTTAACTTTGTATGTTGCATTCGGCACTGATCCTGGCACAACTAATGATTTTACGCTAATTGGCGTTCAATCAAACGGAGGACACGGAGCATCGACATCTGGTTATTCGGGTTTGTTAACTCTGACGAACGAACCAATTTTCAACAGTGCTTTCTTTGGAACTAATACCATTGGATATGGACAAGTCGGCGGCACGGTTGCCGGTATCGGAACAAGCGCAAATTATGCTGGGACAATTACAGGTATAAGGTTTTGGGCAGGCGCGGGCTCGAGCTCGACTGTAGGTAATCTCGCCGCAGTAAAAATATTAAATACAAACCAATGAAGTCTATAAGCACAAGAATATTACATCTATTGATTGCATTCGATCAGTTTTTATTTTCATTATTCACATTAGGTGGATCCTGGCCGGACGAAACTATTTCGGCAGCATGTTGGCGATTAGAGCGAGATGGTAAAAAGATTGGGAAAATTTTTCGACCATTCTTAGACTTTTTATTCTCACCCCTAGAAGAAGAACATTGCTACGAATCATATATGTCAGAAGTTAAACGGTCTCATCTGCCGGACGACTATTAAGAAATAAAACCTTCTGGTTGATGTTGTTGAATAGGCAACCAGAAACTGTCATGATGATATTTGTCTATTTCATAATATCCTAATTCGCACATGTGTGCGCTGACTGCTTCTTCGGTTCCAACTCGCGTTTCAATACACAGCACAGGTTTGAATCTTTCTATGGTGTTTCTTGCACCTCGCAACGCTGGCAACTCAAATCCTTCTATATCTAATTGAATAAAGTCACAAGCATCCAATACAAGAGAATCTATGGTGAACATCGGATACCGATTGCCTTGTATCACGCTATTCATTCCCACGTTATGTTCACAGAAACGAGCAACATCTATTAATCCATGATGTTCTCCAATCGCTGCTTGAATTTTTATAATATTATCTTTTTGACAGTTATTGACTAAGCAATGAAAACTCAGTGGATCAGGTTCAAAAGTATACACTCTTTCGAATATATCACTTAGCAGTCTAGGATACATTCCTTGTAGACCACCTGCCTGAACAACAACGCTGCGATTCTTTACATGTTTTTCAATTAGTTCTTTGACTGCGTTTTGCCAATCTTCTTTTGGCCAGCGAAAACCTTCCCAGTCTTTTTCAATCCAAGTCCAAGAATCTACGTTATCAATCTTTTCTTCTACTTGATGTGTTAGAGATTCATAACTCATTTAGCAACCTCGTATATATGCGTTCCTTTATGTCCACAGAAAAGACTGGTGTCAGCATATAATTGAAAACCATTTTCTCTCGCTGCTTTACAGAAATGATTATCTTCGCTAAAAGTATCTTTATGGTCAATCGCTGAATGATAAACAAACTGCGGATAACCAATCTTAACAAATAATTTTTTCTTAACTAAAACGCAACCGAAACCACAACCGCCAATTTCTATTAAAGAATTCTCAGGTAAATTATCAATTGGAATATTCTGTAGATTTTGATCATATACCTCAAGAGTTTGATTAGGCAGTCGTTGTCGGTATATTCCCGTGACCAAATCTTTATCGTGATTTAGTAAACGAATCAGTGTATCAGGCGGGAATATAATATCCGAATCAACGGAGAAAAGATAATCATAGTCTTTGTTTACAATCCAGTCAGCAATCAGATTACGAATCTGATCTATCTGATAACCATAGAAAAACTGTAATTCAGTTTGATATCCTTCTGGTATTATTTGATCATAAATTGATTTCATTGTTTCGGGTTCAATATACTTCGCTGTTGGTATAGCAATTAAGATTTTCTTCACAGATTTTTTTCCTAAGATTTTATCAGCAGTTTGATTCTGTTCTTTACTGTTAACTTTGTAGTCATTGATTGGATTGGTGTCATTGTAGTTATATACGATGTCAGGTACGCATACGACCTTCTCTGGGTCTGCCTGTTCAATGATGTTATAGAAGGTAGCATTATCCCCGCCAGCACGATACCATTCGCCCTGCGCGTCTTGGAACAGCGAGGTGTCTAGGTCTATGGCAAGTTTACCAAGGAAAGTTCTTAAATGCGGATACGGGAAGTTCCAGTTGAATTTGTAATCACGATATGACTTATTCGCTTTGACTTCGGGTGGATAGGGTTGAGCAATCAATGGTATCTTATCAACTAATGACCAGCAACTACCATAGGTGTATTCGGCACCGTCATGATATAGATTATTATACATGTTAAAAATGTTTGGATTATTCACTAACCAATCATCGCCGTCAAGAATCATTACAATATCATCCGGCCAACAACTAGATTGAATCATTGAAATTTGATTACAAACTGCTCCCACATTTTTTTCACGAGTAACGACCTCAAAGTTTTCGAGTTCGAGTCCAGTTTCAGCGATTGTATTTTCAATCACCTCAGCAGTACGATCAGTTGATGCATCATTAATAATAATCATTCGATAGTTTTCATAATCCTGAGCAGCAACCGAGCGAATGCATTTGTCAATATAGTTTTCTGCGTTATACACTGCCGTGATGATTGCAATTGGTTTCTCTGCTTGTTTACGAATGGTTGCTTCTTCGTAGTTATGAAAACGGCGACCAAATACTTTATGTACACGGTTATTAATATCAGTGACTTTGCGATATTCATGAATTGGTAGGAAGTCGCCCATTAACTTATAGAAGTGTTGTTTCCATTGTAGTGCAACTGTATCCCATGTACAGATATCCTTGATCTGATTACACGCATACATTTTTTGTTGGTGTAGGTATGGCGTTTTATATGCTTCGACAACTTTACTTGCAAAGATTGCTGCTTGCCTTTCTGTATTAATCCAAGGCAATGCCCAGTTTGGTTCTACTGGATAGGGCACTTTATAGCATGCCATATCAACGGCAGTTTCTTCTAATGCACCGAATGCGCAAGTAATTAATGGCGTGTTATAGGCGAGCGATTCAAGCGTTGAGATACCGAATGTCTCAGGGAAAGCAGAAGGATAAACCATATAAGAAGCAACAGAAAGAATATCGGAAATTTCTTTTTGAAAAATAACTCCGGTAAATTCAATATCATTAGATGCATGCTCAGGATTTTCAACCATCTTTCGCCAATCAAGTTCCTGTGCGTCAGGACCATGCGAAGAACGGAAGCGATAATAACCGCCGATGACTTTGAGTTTTGCCTCAGGCAATTGCGCTTTCACCAGCTGCCAAACCTTTTCAACCAATGGAATCATGCCTTTGGTGACTGATGCGTTATAAACAAATAGATTAGGATCTTTCTTTGAAATGTCAACCCAGTCATGGTAAAGGCGAATACCATTCCGCGTTTGAAAGATATGCTTCTTTAAAGTTTCAAAACTTCTGCGCTTGCCGTGGTCGCAGTTTGTAATATATGATGTGTGCCAATCAGACAGAGTAAAGATTTCATGTATTCTGCCTTGCAATACAAAATCTTCAATCAGGTCATCACCATCGCAAAACGTATCATGCATCCAGAGTACGCGATGCTTTGACGTCATTGCCACGCTTTCTAGATTCGGTAATCCTTCTGCCCATTTAAATTGTTTCTTCATATCATTAGGTGCAAATGAAACAACCGAGCGGGAAGCAATATAAATATCAAAGTAATTTTGATATTGTTCAATGTCATGCAACGAACGATAAAGCACTCCATCATATTTTCCTGGGCGTGCATCATCGCTAATACAGTCATTGAATACTGTAACTTCAAATCCGAGTTTAGCAAGTTCTCTTGAAATTAAAATAACAGCAGACTCAGAACCGCCCAATCCCCTTTTATCAAGGGTGGTTCCATCATAACAAAGTCCGAGGGTATCAACAAAACAAATTTTCATCAATGTTACTTTCTCATACCTATAAATACAATTGTATTATACTTTATTTACACTAGATTTTCAAGGGAGTTTTGACATATGGCAGTGCCAAGTAGCCGTAACGAATTTAAAGAATACTGTCTGCGTTCGCTTGGTAAACCAGTAATCGAGATTAATGTCGATGATGATCAAGTTGATGATCGGATTGACCAAGCACTGCGATTCTACTGGGATTACCATTTCGACGGAACTGAGA